GTATAAAGTTTGAGGTAGATATGCCAGCAGTTGTACCAGCAGCACCAACCATTTTACCAGTAGTATCGAAATAGATGATTCCGTTACCAGCTGTAGAATAATCTCCACTTTGAAAATATATTCCTTTTATATCTAGGAAACCTTTTGTACCACTTAAAACGTTACCAGTAATAGTTGCGTCTGGAATATATGTGAAAGATCTTTCGGGTGCATTACTACTTTCACCTGTACTATCATTATAACCAAAAAATCCAGTTTTGTTATTTGCTACTCCAGTTCCAGTATTATAATTAAAAGAAATACCACGATCAGTATTTGTATCAAATCCGTGAGTAATTGTTAACTGTGTAGTTGTTAATATACCAGCAGTTGTTTGACCATCAATAAAAATTGTTCCAATTCCAGTTCCACCTGGTTGTGTGGTGTAAGAATTAATTGTGGTAGTTCCAGCACCTGGTAATGAATTACTACCAGTTATAACGTCACCAGTGTTAATACCAACAACAGAATCCAAAGTAATTGCTGATACACCAGATCCAACTGTAGAGGTGACAGTTCTCTTACTGGATACGTCACCAATATTCATTATTGGATCATTTAAAGTAGCATTAGTAGAGTTAACAGTGGTTGTTGTTCCATCTACTTGTAAACTACCTTTGATGATAACCATACCATCACTATCTAAACCATCTGGGTATGGATCGATAAACAGTGTATTTCCACCACCAGATCTAGTTCTTATAACATTGGATGAAATTCCAACGTTATCAACATTAAATCCACCAGAAATTTCAACTTGTGTATTATAAACCCATGTTGCACCAGTGACTTGAACCTTATCAGTTCCATTTTCATCATACTCTATACTTGCATCTTCACTTGCACCAAATGTTAACTTGGTGTCATCATTAATAATAACTTGACCTGCACCATTAGTTACGAATTTAATATCTCCATCTACATTATTTGAGGCTATTGTATTTCCATCTAGTGTTAGATTGTCTACGTTCCATTGATTAACTCTTGGCATATTTGCCACAGCACCACTAACTTCACCAAAACCTGTAGCACTTCCACCTGGATGTCCTGAACTTTCTCTATCAAGAATTGGTATGAAACCGTTAGCTAACGTACCAGCATTAGCATTTGCACCACCAGCAACTGTACCTGGTGTATTTTGCATCATATCGGTGTAATACTTACCACCAATAACTATCGGATCTGGATCTGGATTTGTATTATCTCCAACAAATAATCTTCCACCTTTATTTCCTTGTGTTCCATTC